ATAATTCAGATGATGAATGATGACGGGTTCTTTAAGTATCTTCCAAAAGATGACGATTCATTTGTAAACTTTATCAAACCAATATTGAAACTAACAAGAAAAGAAAAAAGAAAACACAAACAAACCCTTAATTAATTTTTTATGAAAGAAGAACAAGTAGTTAAATTGGAGCTCCTCCTAACATTGAACGACAACATTGTTGTTCAAAGATTCTTTAATGTTCGTAATTATAACCCAAGTGCACATCGTTCAGTACAGACACTTGAGATGTTAAAATACGTTCAAGAAACCCTTCAATATGATTTGAAGATGAAAACAGTAACGTATATGATGGACAATCAAGATGCGATTGCTGAAGACCCTGAAATCCTAAATACGTCAAACACCGACGATGCGGAAAACTTTAACATTTTCTTAAAATTGGGTGACAATGTATTACTTCACAGAATTTTTGATGGAAAACTTTTCCCACCAAAAATCCGTTACACTGTCGATGTTAGACCTTTCCTGAAGGAATTTCTTCGTAACTTTACAGAATTATTTTCCGTTGAAAATTTAACATACAATTACGCGGGTTATGACCTAAGTAAGTAATATTTATCAATACTCTAAAGCTCTATATGAATAAGAATTTCGAATATCTAGGAAACACGTTTCAAATACAATTACTCAACCAAATTATCGTAGACAAAGAATTCGCACAGTCCATTGTGGATGTGATAGAGCCCACCTATTTTGATAACAATTACTTTAAACTTATCATTACGATGGTTAGAGAGTATTATGCCAAATACCAGTCTACACCATCTTTTGAAACTCTTGAACAAATCGCTAAGGCGGAAACTTCAGTAGAAATGGTATTAAAAATCCTCTTGGATACTTTGAAAAAAGTCCAAGAGGCACCATTTGAAGGTGCTGTGTTTGTACAAGAAAAGGCGTTAAAATTCTGTAAACAACAAGAGTTACAGAAGGTAATGAATAAAGCCCAAAAGATTATCAACGAGGGGGACTTCGAATCGTATGATAAAGTTGAAGGTTTGGTTAGACAAGCTTTACAAGTGGGTGAAAGAGAGACTGGTGTCATTGAAATTTTCTCTGGTTTAGATGATGTCTTAAATGATGATTTTAGACACCCAATTCCTATTGGAATACCTGGTATTGACAGATTGTTAAAAGGAGGTTTGGCAAAAGGAGAAATTGGTGTTATCTTAGCACCTACAGGTGTTGGTAAGACAACTATTCTTACCAAAATTGCAAACAGTGCATTCAATATGGGATACAACGTACTTCAAATATTCTTCGAGGATAACCCAAAAATTATTCAGAGAAAACATTTTACCATTTGGACTGGTATTGAACCTGATAATCTCGCAACAAGAAAAGATGAGGTTATTGAAAAGGTACAAGAAGTACAGAACTCAATGCCAAACAAACTAATATTGAAGAAGTTACCTTCAGATACTATGACTATGAATCAGATTAAAAATCAAATTCGTAAGATGGTTGCTGATGGTACTAAGATTGATATGGTTACTTTGGATTACATTGACTGTGTTGTTCCTGACAATCTTAGAAATGATGAGTGGAAGGCTGAAGGTTCGGTTATGAGACACTTTGAGGCAATGTGTCACGAAATGAATATTGCTGGTTGGACCGCAACTCAAGGTAACCGTTCATCAATATCTTCTGAAGTTGTAACTACAGACCAAATGGGTGGGTCAATCAAGAAGGCACAAGTAGGTCACGTGATTATATCAGTTGCGAAGACATTACAACAAAAAGAAATGAAATTAGCAACAATTGCAATCACAAAGTCAAGAATTGGTTCTGACGGTATTGTGTTTGAAAATTGTAAGTTCGATAATGAATTGATTATTATTGACACTGAGTCTTCAACAACATTCTTAGGATTTGAAGAACAACAAGAAGAAAAGAGAAAAGACAGAGTTAAAGAACTCTTGGACAAGAGAAAACAAAGAGAACAACAAAAACAAGCTTAATTTAAATTATGGAAAAGATATTAATAGAAAACCCTAACAGATTTGTTATTTTCCCAATTCAGTATAATGATATTTGGGAGTATTACAAACAACACCAAGCAGCTTTTTGGACTGCTGAGGAAGTTGACTTGTCAAACGATATACGAGATTGGGAGAACCTTTCAGAGAATGAACAATACTTTATTAAAAATATTTTATCGTTCTTTGCGGCTTCTGATGGAATCGTAAATGAAAACTTGGCGGAAAACTTTATTAAAGAAGTTCAGTACCCTGAAGCAAAATTCTTTTACGGTTTTCAAATTATGATGGAGAACATTCACTCCTTAATGTATTCATTATTGATTGATACATACGTATCAAGTCCTGATGAAAAAGATGAGTGTTTCAACGCTATTGATAGATTACCTGCAGTTCAGAAAAAGGCTAATTGGGCGTTGAATTGGATTAAAAATGCTTCTTTCCAAGAAAGACTTGTTGCGTTTGCGGCGGTTGAAGGTATTTTCTTTTCAGGTTCATTTTGTTCTATTTTTTGGTTGAAATCAAGAGGTATTATGCAAGGTTTATGTAATGCAAATGCTTTGATTTTTAAAGACGAAAACCTACATTGTGATTTCGCAATTCACTTGTTGAATAATCACGTAGAAAACAAACCAAGTGAAAAAAGAATTAAAGAGATTTTATTGTCGGCTCTTGAGATTGAAAAAGAGTTTATTACTGAATCACTACCTGTTTCATTAATTGGTATGAATTCAAATCTTATGAAACAATATCTTGAGTTTGTTGTTGATGGTTTATTGGTTAAATTAGGATGTAAGAAGGAGTTTAATGTTGAACAACCTTTTAAATTTATGGAACAGATTGCTGTTGAAACAAAAGGTAACTTCTTCGAATCACGAACTGTGGAGTACCAAAAAGCTAAATTAAATGAAACAATTTCGTTTACTGACGATTTTTAATTAAATTTGTAGAATTATGATGTCACTAAAAATCCAAAAAAGAAATGGAGACGATGCTTCGTTTAATCCTCAGAAGATATATCTAAGAATTAAACGTTCTGCTAAAGGTCTCAATGTAAACTCTGATGAAATTTTCATTAAAGTTATAACTTCAGTACCAACTGAAGGCAATATTACAACTAAAGAGCTTGATAAGTTGGTTTATGAGATTGCTGCCTCATACACAGGTAGTCACCACGATTACTCAAGACTTGCATCTTCAGTTGCAATCTCTTCATACCACAAAGAGACTTCTGATAGTTTTTCAGAAACTATGAGAATGTTAAATAACAGTGGTGTGGTTAATGATGCGTTAATCAAGATTATTGACAAGTATGGTGATAAGAACATTGATGATGTTATTAAACACGAGAATGATTACAATTTTGATTATTTTGCTTGGAGGTCTCTCCAAGAAATGTATCTATTGAAAACACCTGAAGGTAAAGTTGTAGAAAGACCACAACATATGTATATGAGAGTTGCATTGTGGGTTACAAGAACATTTGAAGAAGCGGTTGAATACTACAACTCACTTTCAAATCAGTTAATCTCACCAGCAACACCAATTATGATTAACTCAGGAACTAAAACACCTCAGTTGGCTTCTTGTGTGTTACATTATAATAATAGCGACTCACGAGATGGTTTGTTAGGAACGTTAAACGACATCTCAACATACTCTTCAGACGCTGCTGGTATTGGTTTGTGTATGTCAAACATTAGAAGTAAAGAAAGTCGTATCAGTTCTTCAGGTGGATATGCAGGCGGTCTATTAAAGTATCTTAAGATTGTTAACGAATCATTACGATATTTTAATCAACAAGGTCGTAGACCTGGTAGCGCGGCAATTTATATTGAACCTTGGCACAAAGACATTATTGATTTGTTAGAAATCAAGAAGAACACAGGTGCTGAAGAATTAAGAGCTCGTGATTTATTTACCGCTCTTTGGATTCCTGATAATTTTATGAGAGCGGTTGAAACAAATGGTGACTGGTATTTGTTCTGTCCTAATGATATTCTAAAGGCGGGTGTCAAACCATTACAAGAATGTTATGGTCAAGAATATGAAGACAACTACAACAAAGCAGTTGCTTTAGGTTTGGGTAAGAAAGTATCGGCACAAACAATTTGGTCTAAAATTGTTGAGTCACAAATTGAGACGGGTGTTCCATATTTGTCTTCTAAAGACAATGCAAACAACAAAACAAATCACCAAAACATTGGTGTTGTAAAACAATCTAATTTGTGTAATGAGATTTACCAATACACTGATGAGGACACAACGGCAATTTGTACCTTGTCTTCTATGGTTCTTAAGAATTTCATTAAAGATGGTAAGTTTGATTTGAGACTTCTTCACGATGAAACAAGAAAAGTTGTTAGAGCTCTAAACAAAGTTGTTGACATTAATAACTATTCAACTGAACAAGGTAGAAAAGGTGGAATGGAACAGAGAGCAATTGCAATTGGAACTCAAGGTTTGGCAGACGTATTCTACTTGTTAGATTATATTTTCACGTCAGAGGAAGCACGTCAATTAAATAAAGATATTTTTGAAACAATCTATTACGCTGCTATTAGTGAAAGTAATGAATTGTGTAGAACAGGTCAGTACCAGCCATATAAGTTTTTTGAAGGTTCACCAATGTCACAAGGAGTATTTCAGTTTGATATGTGGGGTCTTAAAGAAGAAGAACTTTCAGGATTTTGGGATTGGAACGGATTAAAGGATGATGTTGCAAAATGGGGTGTTTGTAATTCATTGTTTACTGCTCAGATGCCTGTAGCATCTTCGGCTAAGATTACAGGTTCATATGAAATGACAGAACCAGCTCACTCGGCAATCTTTAATAGAAGAGTTGTTGGCGGTGAGATTATGATTGTAAACAAGTATCTTATTAGTGATTTTGAAAAAATTGGTATTTGGTGTGAAGAGTTGAAGAATGAAATTATCTTGAACGAAGGTTCTATTCAAAACATTAACTTTAACAATTACTTGGACCCTGAGGAGAAAAGTTATAACAAAAAGGTTAAGAGAATCGAACACCTCATTCCAAAATATAAAACCATTTGGGAAATTTCACAAAGAGAGTTGATTGATATGGCGGCTGATAGAGGTCCGTTTATTGACCAATCACAATCAATGAACATTTATATGGGTAACCCAACTCTATCAAAAATCACATCATCACATTTCCACTCTTGGAGGAAAGGTTTGAAAACTTTGTGTTACTATGTAAGAACAAAGGCGATTTCTACGGGGGCTAAACATTTGGCGGTTGACATTTCTAAAATTCAAAAACCAAAGGTTGCGACACCCGAAACACCAAAAGTAGATTATTCGAATATGAATCTACCACCAAAACCTGAGAATAGTGAATTTGAATGTTTTGGTTGTTCATCTTAATCGAGACACTAATCCCGACACTATGTCGGGATTTTTTATTTTATAGGTATTTATAAGAAATAATTACAATTTATATTAGTATAGAATGGCTGAAGGTTTAACATATGGATTGAATTTCCCTTTTGAAAACTCAACTCAGGGTGATTACCTTTTGTTGACAGAGACGCAGTATAATCAGATACGTTCAGATTTATTGCATTTGATTCTAACAAGAAAGGGTTCAAGGTATTACTTACCAACTTTTGGGACTAGAATATATGAGTTTATTTTTGAACCTTTTGATGGTTTAACCTTTGATGCTATTGAGGCAGACATAAGGGATGCGGTTAGTCAATTTATGCCGAACCTAATTATAAACAATATTTCAATTGAACCTGCGGACCCTACAGTTGAAGTTGAATATGCCCGAGGAGAAAATTTACCAATGCAATCTAACGAATACGTTTATAAAGTACCTGGTAAAGGAACATCAGAATATACCGCAAAAGTTAAAATAGATTATGCAGTAGATAATACGGCATTTGCACAAAGTGATTTTGTGATTATCAATATTTAAGAATAGATGGCAAATAATAAAATCTCATACACTTCAAGGGATTACGAAAGTATAAGACTGGAGTTACAAAATTATGTTAGAACATATTATCCTGAATTAATACAGGATTTCAACGACGCGTCAGTATTTTCAGTATTCTTAGATTTGAATGCTGCGGTTGCCGATAACCTACATTACCATATTGATAGAAGCATACAAGAAACTGTATTACAATATGCACAACAACGTTCATCAATTTATAACATTGCCAGAACATATGGTTTAAAAGTTCCAGGTCAAAGACCTTCAGTGTCAGTTGTTGATTTCTCAATTACTGTACCAGCATATGGTGACAAAGAAGATGAAAGATATTTGGGTATTCTAAACAGAGGGTCCCAAGTTTTTGGTGCGGGTATTGTTTTTGAAAACCAATACGAGATTGATTTCGCTTCACCATACAACTCACAAGGATTTCCTAATAGACTCAAGATTCCAAACTTTGACGCTAATGGAAACTTGATTAACTATACGATTACTAAAAGAGAACAAGTTGTTAATGGATTAACAAAAGTTTTCAAAAAAGTTATTGGACCTGCCGATGTAAAACCGTTCTATGAATTATTCTTACCTGATAAGAATGTTTTAGGTATTACAAGTGTATTATTGAAAAATGGTACAAACTATACAAACACACCAACAGCTGCGGAATTTTTAGGTTTAGCGAATAGATGGTATGAGGTGGATGCTTTGGCTGAAGATAGAATCTTCATCGAAGACCCAACTAAAGTTTCAGACGACCCGGGTATTAAAGTAGGTAGGTATCTACAAACTAATAACAAATTCATTTCTGAATTTACACCTGAAGGTTTCTGTAAGATGACCTTTGGTGGTGGAACAACCTCAGCACAAGACCAATTAAATGCCTTTACCAATTTAGGTGTCCCAGTTAACCTACAAACTTTATCAAATAACTTTTCATTAGGTTCAACATTAGTTCCTAATACGACCTTATTTGTTCAGTATAGAGTTGGTGGTGGACTTGCAACTAACTTGGGGGTTAATGTTATTAACCAAGTTGGAACGGTATCATTCTTTGTTAATGGTCCTTCACAACAAACCAACAGTAGTGTGATTAATTCATTAAGATGTACCAACCCGATAGCGGCTATTGGAGGTGCTAATGCGCCAAATGTTGAAGAAGTTAGAAACTATGTTACATATAACTTTGCAGCACAAAAAAGAGCGGTTACTGTAAATGACTACGAAGCAATTTTAAGAACAATGCCAAGTCAGTTTGGTGCACCGGCAAAAGTATCAATCACTGAAAACAATAACAAAATACAAATTAACTTATTGTCTTATGATACTTCAGGAAAATTAACACCACTCGTATCAAATACTTTACGACAAAATGTTGCAACTTATTTATCAAACTATCGAATGATGAATGATTATGTAGTTGTTGGTTCTGCCGAAGTTATAGATTTGGCTGTGGAGGTTTTTGTTGTATTAGACGCGTCTCAAAACTCAGGTCAAATTGTTACCGATGTTGTTAATAAAATTGGAGATTACTTTAACCCTCAAGTAAGACAACTTGGTCAGAATGTATATCTATCAGAATTAAAAAGTATTATTCAAAACCAAAATGGTGTTATTACGGTAACTGAAATAATAGTTGAAAACAAAGTTGGTGCACAGTATTCATCATCACAAACTTCGATGGCATATGCTGACCCTGAGTTAAAAATTATCAGACCTGTAGATGATACCATATTTGCAGAACCTAACCAAGTGTATCAAATTAGATACCCACAAAAAGATATTAAGGTTCGTGTTAAGAATTTCCAAAATGTTTCCTTCTCTTAACTTGTTTATTTAATTTACGTTTAGGTTATTTTTTAAATACGTGTGGAATTCCTTTTCAAAATTCCAAAATAACTATTTATCAATAAAACCTGAATGGGAAAGTCATATAGGATAAAAACAGAAGTTGGGGTCGATAAACATATCACCTTAGAATTAGAACAAGATTTTGATTTTTTAGAAATCTTATCATTACAGATTTCACAAAATGACGTTTATAGTCGAGACTGCTCACAATACGGAGTTATTGTGGGTAGAGTTATTGCCAATGGTGGTTTAGGATTAGCAAACGCTAAAGTATCAATTTTCATTCCTGTCACACAAGAAGATGTTGTGAATGACCAAATTTATGAAATTTATTCATACGCGACACCAAACGATAAAAACGTTGATGGGTATAGGTATAATCTATTACCTTATGAACCTCAATACGTAAAACACGCCGCAACAGGAACATTCCCAACAAGAGAAGATGTTTTAAAAGACCCTGTCGCAGCTCAATTATATGACAAATATTACAAATATACTGTAACCACAAATGAAAGTGGTGACTATATGATTTTTGGTGTTCCTACAGGAGACCAAGTAATATTGATGGATTTAGATTTGAGTGACATCGGAGAGTTCTCACTCACACCTCAAGACCTTATAAGAATGGGTAGGGCAACTGAAGCTCAAGTTGGGGGAGATAGATTCAACTCATCTACAGATATTGATACATTACCACAAATAGTTTCATTACAGAAAGTAATTGACGTTAGTCCATTTTGGGGTGACCCAAATCAATGTCTTGCTGCCGTTAATAGAGTTGATTTTGATTTACGACAAGAAGCAAATATTGAAATAGAACCGACAGCGGTTTTTATTGGTTCTATGGTTTCAACTATAGATAAGTTTAGAGTTGCTGCGCCTTTCTTTGGTAACGATGGACCTCCAGGAATGATTCAATCCGCTTGTAAACCAAAAGACAATTTAGGCAATCTTTGTAATTTAACATCAGGACCCGGTCAGATATTATCTGTGAGACAAACTATATTCCAAGATGACCAAGGTAGACCTGTACTTGAAGAATATAGATTACCAAATTCAGGTAATGTAATTGACCAAGATGGTACTTGGGTTACTGAGTTACCAATGAATTTAAATTACGTGATAACCGCTGAAGACGGAAGCAGAATTTTTTCAAATGACCCGTCAGTCGGAATACCAACTAAAGCAAAATATAGATTCAAAGTTAAGTGGGCACAATCTCCTCAAGCAACTGAAAAAGTTAGAAGACCATATTATTTAGTTCCAAATGTGAGGGAGTATGGGTGGAGTAATCCTTTCCAAGACCCGACATATAATACCACTTCAGCCGCAGTTGAAAGTGAATTACAAAGCTCATATTATTTTGGGTTAGAATGGTCGGGATATACAGGTAACAAGGCGGTTCCTGCAAGTATACAAAATCAGAAACTGGCTGCGGCAATAAATTGTGAAGATACTTTTTATGAGTTTGATTTTAATAAAGTCTACACAGTATCATCTTTAATTGACCAATATAAGAGAGGGACTAATCGTGCAAAATTTATTGGTATTAAAGAAATTGATGACGATGAATGTGCGTCAACAGTTAATAAATTTCCCGTAAATGAAGGTTTTAAAAACTTTGATGCAATATATTTCTTATTTGCAATATTGATGCAAATAGTCCAACTATTCGGTTCAATACAAATCGTAGTATGGAATATTTTGGGGTCTCTTTGGAACGCAATTTCAGGGGTATTAGCACCTGTTGTAATCGGATTAATTTTTTATCTATCAGTATCATTCTTTATTCAAGCAGGAGCGGCTTTTCCTGCGATAGGTGTAATGATTCTGTCCGCGGCTGTTGGAGCGGGTCTTTTAATTTTAGGTATAAGATTGATACAAAACTATCAAAATTTTAAATCAAAAAGATTTGGTCCTATAAGATTACCAATGATAACATACCCCGGTTGTACTGCGTGTGATTGTAAACCTGGTGATACTTCAGATGATAATGGTTCAGTTCCTTTTTCATTACTAAGTCAATTTTCTAATAATGGATTGTATTTTGAAAAAATAAATGAGGGTTCATTACCATATCAAACGGGTGATGATACAGAATTGTCTGAAGCAAACAAAGGTGTTGTTGCATTAACTTTTTCGCAAGCTATGGGTACTAGAGTTGAGAAGGTTAATGAAATTTATCAATTTAAATCAACCGAGTCTGAAGTTAGTAGATTACCTGATTCTAAATATGAGGTGTTAAATGTGAAGTTAGTACCAAGAAAATTCTTTGCTTACTCAACAAGTATACCTATGGGAGCGAGAATTAATACATTCAACACAAGAAAAAAATATTTTGATGATATCAATAAAATGAGTGTCAGTTTTAACTACACCGGAAATACGGGTGTAAATCACTATGACAACAGCTTAACAATTGTAACATCAACTAATTTTGAAACTGGTACATTACTTACTTTTGTAAATCCACAAAGCAGTAAAGACGTTAACTATCTATACACAGGAGAAACTTTTGATGGCGCTTACATTACTGGTATCTCAGGAGAAACTTTATTTCCATCTGCAGGACCGATACAGATTGATTACGCAACAGGTCAATTCACAAATAGTAGTGTTACCTACTATTTGAATACAGGTTCAACCGAAACGAATTACAAATATCCTATGGATATTGAGTATTATCAAGTTATCACTGCAATCACAATGAGTGAGGCGTTTAACTTGAGTGCATCTCAAGGTTGTTCTACTTGTCAAACATATACTATAACAACAATAGAACCGTATACAAATGCACCTACTTCTACAACTATAAACTACATAGATTGTAATAACACACCTCAAACAGTATCGTTAGGTCCTACAGTTGATGATGGATTTGGAAGATACGACCCTATTAGTATGGATATTTGTGCGTGTCAACCACCAACTATAGACCAAGGTAGTATAACAGTTGTTGGTAACTGTCCACCACCAATAAGTTATGGGGGGTTTGTTGAAATGTTAGACTCATCAACAATTATAAAATACAACGCTAGAAATCTTTTAGCTTGGCCTGGTAACAGTGATGGTAGTGATTTATCAACTAAAACATTAAAGACACGAGATGTCTTTAGTGATTTTGATAATCAATATGTTCTGATATTACAAAGAGGTGTTGACCCATATTCACCGAAATATACTAACAAGTATGGGGTTGGTAAAATACTTGGGTTTCCGAATGAAAATGATATTATTATTACGGGTGAAACAAGAATAAATGTACCAATTCAAGCGTTAAATAGTTCATCAACAATCTCAGTTCAAAATCATAGTAATCAAACTGAGATTTTCATACCATCTAAATTTTTTAGAGCGGGTAATGACTTTTCAGGTTTTACATCAGAGAATGTTGGATACTATAGTAGTTTAGATAAATCTACTAATTTTGGAACTTATTTTTATGGTCCGAACGCATCGAGTAATTTTTCGTTTGTAACCGGATTCTTTAACAGACCAACACTTAGCGGAGCCCAATCATTAACAACTAATAGTGTAAACAACAGTTATTCTTCGACACCAAATTGGGCTAGATATGATAACTCAGAAGATTTATCGGGTGGTGATTACTACTATACAATATCATCTGAGAAACCTAATAACACGAGTTCATTATACCTGTCTTTTTCACTATTACCTAAATTTACTGGTACAAGTTTTAATAACAATATTCAATCTAAGTTTTATAATGTTATGAGAACTGATAGACTACCTAGTTCGGATTATTTAGATGGGTCAAGTTGGGATTCTATTGTCCCTGTATTACAACAAAACAATGGTTTTGCGATATATGTTTTAAACACCGACAGTGAAGATTTTACAACTGAAAACTTCTCAACGGGATTTGAAACTGTAGAACCTGACATCCAAGATTTACCAGCAAGTACAAACGTTTTAGAAAGTTTTGATTGTGCTAATATGGTTAGTCTAAGTTGTTATGAGAATCAAGGAACAACATTTAGTATAAACCCTAACTGCCCCGCAACTGATGTTGTTGAAAGAGGGTGTTATGTGATTATGCCTGACGGACCAAAAATTAATGGAGCTGCCATTCGCAAAGATTTATTGGCGTTTAAAGAATGGGGTCTAAGATTTAGATTCTTTTACGCTTTATGTAGAGGAGTTTTAGCTCAAACTTTTACAAATAACTGGATAAACGGAACACTGTTTACGGTACCAATTCAAACAAGACCTATTTTTAATAGTGATAACACTTTGGATGAAATATTATATTGTAAGGAGTTTGTTTACTATGATAAATCAAGTGCTAACTTCTATATGAGAAGTAGTCCATATAGTGCAACAATAAATAGATTTATTGGTAAGATACCAACACCTCTAAATGAGACTGGTTCTTTAAATACTAGAAATTTATTATTCCCAACAACAGTTATAAACTTAGGACCTAAAGATTTTATTTACGCAGAGCTTAGTTTAGAACCAAGTATGAGAGGATACGTGATAAATCAAATCACACCGTCAAGCTATGGGGACACTTCAGACTTAGTTAACCTCTTTGTTGTTAGTAGAATTTCAAATTCTGAATACTTAAGTAAATTATTAACATTGGGTAATCCTAATGGTGTTGTTAACCAATTATTCTCAAGAGAAGAAAGAAGAGTTGATGGGGATTTGGCGCAACTTATGTCAATAAATTCTGAATTTGGTGTTGTTAAATTTTCACCCGACGCATATGAAAGTACTGGTAACACATCAACAAGTGAGATTCAAATTTTAGGTGCTCCGGGCTCTAAATCAGTTATGGCGGTGTTTTTCTCTTCAACAACGGAAGACCTTCAGTATAAAGACTTTATAACACCTGGTAGAATAAATTTTAGACCTAATCCTACTGCAAACGCGTATCAATATGTTTATGGTATTAAATCACAAACGGTTCCATTTTATCAGTGGAGGACAACTACATTTGGCGGTTCTAATACTATATTTGGAGGTGAAAATAATAACTGGGCAACGGATGGTTCAAATATACAACAATACAAGTATCAGTCACTTAGTAGAACCAACCCTGTCAGTCCAACATACTTCTTAGGTTCAAACGCTCTTACCAATGATTTATATGCTCGTGGTTATATCTATAATGTAGATAACAATGGATTATTATCATTAAACGCTGGTAATTACCCAAGAACATTTTTAGTTGGTGCACCAAATCATTTTTATTTTGGATTAATAAATGGTGCCAGCGCTTTAGATAAATTTAAGGAAAAATATTTGGCAGATGAATAATTTTACTATAGTTCCATCACGTTTAAGTTTTAAGTCTGCACCAATATTAGACTCTCAAGTTACTATTGATTTAAATCAAACGCAGAAAGAGTTAATACAATTCGTTAGAAACACATCAATTAGTCTTGCACAATTATATGAAGACGAAAGAGAAATTTCTGAAACTTATCGACCAACATTTAAAGTTGATTACATATACGACAACACCTACACTGGAACCACAGATTATTTACCATTCCAATATAATCTTTTTTATGTTGACGCGGTACAGTCAAAACTTTCTGGGATATGGAAAGGGTTTCCACAATATTATGAGTTTGATTTTTTTAGACCATATGTTAATGATAATCATTTTGTTTATGTTGCACAGAGCGCGTACACATACAATTGGACTTATTACATTACTCACGCAGCTGAAAATGATTATACAAAAAATATGGAGGCGACTTATAGTGGTAACACTCTAAATTTCCAAGCCCAAGATGGTATACCATTTGTGGTATTTAATTCTAAACAAGGTGGTGCAAATATAATCTCATTCCAATGTTTTATGCCTCACGGATTAACGGTTGCTGATTATGTTGAACTATCATTAACCTATAATGGAAATCAAAAAGTTTTTAACGTATTTTCTTTAGGTGATTCGAAGTCAAATAGTAGTGAATACATTTTTAACTTAATTGACGTTGGATACACTGGTACAACTTTTAGTAATGGTACCTTAGGGACATTTAAAAGAATTGCCAATCCTGACAACTTAGAAACTAAGTCAAAGTATTATGTAAGAAGAAACAAAGTATTGGCTAATGAATCAGACATATATGTTACTAAAACAGGTTTTGAATTAAACCCATTTAAAAATGTTAGACAATACGAATTTTCATCAATTACGCCTAATAATTTAGATAGGGTATCTAAAAAGACATCATCGTTAAATTATAACTTTACGATGAAAAAAGATTTGGATTTAAATGGTGTTGTTGATAACCAAAAGAGACCATTACCTGAAATATTTTTATCGATAGTTAATAAGGGTTATAGCGGTTATTTTAATAAACCATTTAATAATAGTGGTTTAAAACAAGGATGGTTTTTTAATATAACTAAAGATATTAATTCTTGGTGGGACGATAACAACTCATATTCAGATACTAACATAACCGTTTCAAGCCACACAAAAACAAATGGTTCAACAGAGACTTTTTATTATAATAATGTTTTAAATATTGGTGATTTAATTGATGGTGATTTTTGTGAGTGGAATGATTATGAACAAATTGAGAGAGTGATATCACCATACATTCAAAAGATAAAATTCAATCAAGATGTGTTTAAAACTGTTGATTCACCAACAGGAAATACGGGTGGATATTATTACAAAGTTCACTATCCAACAACTCTCAAAGTGTATTCAAGTTATGTTGAAACAGGTGTTCCTGATATAACTGAAGACGTACCTAATTATGCATTCTATTCATCATCTGATAATCTTTTCAGATGGAGAGAACCGTATAGTGTTGGTGAGTTTGATGATAATAACAGAGGGGTTATTTACCCATTCTTAAACAATGCTCAATACCCTTTTGAGAGTGTTATATTCAAGTTAATTCCAGAAGGAAGTAATTATCAAGATATAATACAAGGGGTGTCTATTGGAGCACAACCAATTATTGACGACTGTGAATAAAATAACATTAACCGTACCACGTAATAGTGACAGGATTTTAAATATACCTGTTCAATTGGATTGGGAACTTCTCGACACCGAAAATGAAATCAATGCAATTCAAACTGAAATTGATAGGGATGTTGCTGGTAGACCTATAGACTTTGAAACTGATAGGTTTTCACATTCAGGTGTTACCGATGTTAACAATACTAATTTAGGTGTTTATGACACCAGTTTAAATTATGATTTTTATTTCTTTTCGGGTGGCTCAATAAGTGGGACAGGTTCTACACAAAACTGGATTGTTGATTACAGAGCCGATGACTTCTCAACGGATGAGGTATATTACTTTTCAAATGGTTTTAAAAATTCATTTTGGAAACTTGATTATTATAACTCACCAAGTGATAAAGGTCAAACAATTTATTTAACTGTTATTTTACCAGTAACCCAAGGTTTGAAAATGCCTGCTGTAATGCAAGGTCAGGATGTTTCAATTATGAAACCAAGTTATGTTTTGGATTGGGTTGGAGATAAAGACGGTTATTTTATTTATTGGTTGAAATCACGAACATATTTGGATATAGATAAGTTTTATGTTTCTTGTAAGTTTTGGAACGCAAAAGACGGTTCATTTACAAGATTTGTTAATAGACCACAATCAGAACAAGTAACCAATAGTTTTGGCCCTAACTCATTATTTAATTTTTATTATTTAGTGGCTTTGGATTACCCGACTCAAACATACACAATGTATGATACAATAACTTTTGAAAGAGTTGGTACGGTGGCATCACCGATAAAATGGTATGAATATGTTGCACCCTAATGGATTATAGATTTGTTGTATCACCTGAGTTTATAAAGTCTGACCTTTCACAAGTTACCGTAAATGGTGAAACTTATGGGGTTTATTCTGGTATGTCCCAAGTATTAAGTGGTGGTCCAAATGGAACGTCAATAATGACAGGACTTACCGTCCCAATTATGTTAACTGACACTACCATTGAAATGGGATATTATAGTCCTTTTGATGGAGCAGCTTTTCAATCAGATGTAACGACAAACTTTGTATTCTCATCAACCACTGCAAATCCATATTTGTTTACTGTTTATAACACCTCATCAGACTTAAAAAAATTCTTGGAATTTTCTCAATACACTATTGATTGGGGAGACAATAGCCCGATTGAAAATTTTAATGGAGGGACACTTCAACATACATATCCTTTGTTCTCTTCTGGTTATACCATAACAATGAAACAGACTAATCCATTTGGAATTAATACTGTTAAAAAAGATGTTAAGGTTCCTTTCTCAAATACGGTTATTTACAACCCACTTGGTAAAGCATTTTTCCAACCATTAGGTGGTAGTTGGTCCGCAACACCTGTTAGTTATGATTACATTTTTAGCGGTGACGCAATTAACACAATTGAGGCTCAAGAAACAAAATCATACGAACAAGTTCCTTTTGTTGTTTCTGGTAACACAACATCACAATTAAAAATGTTGGAACAATACGGAAACGTTCAATATATTATTGGGGTTCCTGTAATTCAAAAAGGTGCGATTATTGGGGCAATAACTCAAATGAATCCTGTTTATACCGCATACACTGTAAATGGTGTTGATTACTATGATTATGTTGACGGACAAACAATATACTTTGAAAATAGTAGTGGTTTTACAGAGGATAATATCACTGCGGTACCGATTATAAAAAACCCATTACTGATGAAATCTGTTGACCAACCACAAATAACAACAGATGTATATGTTGAAAGGGGTAAGATTGCTGCATATGAACCTGTTAGAAGAATTGGTGAGGTAGACAATTTAAGTGATATGATTAACTATGGATATGGATATTTTGTCATAGAAAAAAAGGCATAAACTATTTATTAAAATAAGAACTAAAAAATGGCAATTGGAACATACGGAACGATTAGACCGGCAGATGTCTCACCCGAAGATGTTGAGATAATCTTAAATTACACGCCATCGAGAGATGAGACTGAGGATTTTGTTCTCAAGACCCTTGACGCACCTTCAATATTGAGACCATACTTCAATAATGAACAAACAGGTGGAAATGCTAATGTTGAGATTTTGGGAGGTTTATACAACCTAACATTACCTGCAGATGAATTTACTGACATAGGAATCTACACTTTGATGATTAGACCTGCACAAATTAGAACCACAATTACTGATTGTGGTGTTCTTAGTGCATTACCTAACGTAAAAGGTATTATTGTAGACCTAAATAACGTGCCTTCACAATATAGAAATAAATTTGTACCACAAGGTCTTATAGGTTTTAGAATCGAATATTTGAATGCTGATGGTTCTAAAATACCAAACTTTTTTAGAATTGTTACATCTTGTTTTTATTGTGAACCTGTGGTTACAAATCAAATAAACACAACTCAAAAGGCGGTTAGATATAGATATGTTGATGGGGTAACAAATTTATTATTCCTAACAGTAACACCATCTTCATCACCAACAAATAAACCTAACGCAACACCATTTATTGGACAGCCAGGACAAGGTATCATTATCACAAATACCTACTTCAATCCTGTGACAGTTGAAATTGATATTGTTGAATACGATATCTCATCACTTGCAATTGCCCTTTACGGTAACCAAACCAAATCTATTGATGACGGTGTATACACAATGTATGATAGTCAAAACAACATTTACAAACAATACAACTTGTTTGAAATTCGTGACCAATTTAATGCGTTGTTATATGAAGTTCGTCAAGATAGAGGTAATAACATTGATTTCACTAAAAACTTCACGACGATTACAGGATAATGGCAATTAACAGCAACAAGTTTTTTTACCCACCAAGACCAGGAAATGGAACAGGTGCTTTTGACAACATCGTTGGATTCCAAGTTGTTGATGGGGGAGGTCTTACCTCGGCTGTTTTTGACTTTACAACAAGTGTAACCGAAAAAGTTAACAGAACCTTTTCAATCGGAACTTTTTCCGAACCAATAAATTTGGAAGGGTTAGACATCAACGATTTAAATGAGAGTAGAAGAATACAGGCAACACAATTCAGAGTGTATCCTAATTACGATGTCTCCCAAGTATTAAACTTTTCGTTGTATGGTTCTTTGGCAAAAAGATTTTCAGTATCAATCCAAAAGATAATTAATTTTTTTCCTGCTTCATTGGATGTGTATTATCTAATGACAGATTTTACAACTGGCGCTACGGCGACAAATATTGTTTATGATTCTGTTGAAGACGAAACAATATTTAAAATCCCTGTTGAAAGAATTAATAATCCGTTTATAATAGATTTTTCGGTAAGTGCGACAACAAATTTAGCCGCTCGTGAAATTATTGCGTCGGAATATCGAGATATGACAAAGTCATATTTGAATTACGCTTTAACGTTCTCTGGAATTGATTATCAAGTAATCGGATTTACACCAGCACAAAGTTTAAGTTCAGGTCAGATTCAACTGATTGTTTCAGGTCAACCATTTGGAACCGCAACAACAATATATGACGACTACCTTGTCAAGTTAAACGACTATATTACGGACAAAGTATTTTTAGAGAATTTTGATGAGATTGAGAAATTCTTACTTAATAGACAAATCCAACCACCATACACTGCAAATTTCCAAGTCCCAAGACAGAACGATGCGGGTCAGTTTTATACTGCTTACGACACGGTTACTTGGCCAAAAGATGGTCCTTGGAACTTAGACATTAGGTCGGCATCTTTTGATACTTATCTTGCCAAGTTGGCTGATATGGCTGAGTATTTGGATTCATTCAAAACAAACTTAATATCAAGATTTTTAGTTACGGATTCAATTAAAGAATTTGATACTATGGACCATAAAGTTGAAAAAGTTTTACAACTATATGGTAGAAGTTTTGACCAAATAAAACAATTCATTGATGCACTGGCATTTATGAATAACGTTAATTATGTTCCTCAAAACGATATTCCATCACAGTTATTGGTTAACTTATCAAAAACTTTAGGATGGTCTAACAATTTCTCACCAATTACAAATGAAAACTTTTTAGATTCTGTATTTGGTAATACAGGTATAAGTGAATACCCTGGTTATGCGGCGTCATTAACACCTACAGAGTTAAACTATCAGTTCTATAGAAACCTTATTTTAAATTCTGCCTACCTATTCAAATCTAAAGGAACAAGAAGGTCCGTAGAATTCTTATTAAGATTAATTGGGGCGCCTGATGCTTTGATTGATTATAATGAGCACGTTTACTTGGCTGACCAAAGAATTGATATGGCGAAATTTAATACGCAATTCGCTCAGTTATCAGGTGGAACATACGTAAATACGGTACCAAGTTTAGATAGTGCAAACACTTATAAATTGAAAGGTGTTTTGTATAGTGCCTACACAACAAATACACAATATGATGATGTGACAATATTGAGGGATGATTATCCTGTAGATATTTTTGGTTGGCCTAAAGCACCAACACCAGGATTGGGAACAAACTCAACATTCTTCCAAGAAGGCGCTGGTTGGTATGAACAAACTCCACAACACAGAAGTCCTAACGAATTACAATTAAATGGTTTAACATTTACGGGGGACAACACCAATATCCAAACACAATTACAACCTTTCACTTATGGTGGAATTTACCTTCAAAGATTTGAACAATTCCCATATATGAAAGAGGGATTCAAAATTGTTAAAGTTGTTGATAATAAAAAATCTTGGTTAGATGATGACAATAAGTTAAGAGTTTCAGTTGAAGGTGGTTTTAATTCATATTACTATACCGATAACGATAAGCTAGTTCTTAACGTTAAAAACGTTGACATATTCTTAAACGTTGGACAAGGTTTTACTTACGATGTTTGGGACCAGTCAAACAAATACGACTATCCAATTCCATCATCAGGATTTACTGCCGATTTCATATTCCCATATGGTGTTGATGATACGTTTATTGACCCCCAACCTCAGAGCAAAACATTCTTTGAATTTGCTCAGACTTTTTGGCAGAATATGATTAACACTCGTAATAGGATGTATTCAAGTGACGGTAAGACTGGCGGATATCTAACACTGCAATCTATATTTTGGAAATACCTTCAATCAGAACAGACAGTTGGATTACCTAACAACAAATACACGTATCAAAAACTTATTGAATATGTAAACTCGTTAGGTCCATATTGGATGAAGTTGATTGAAAATATGATACCCGCCACAACAATTTGGAATTCAGGAACAAGATTAGAAAACTCTATTTTCCACAGACAGAAATATGTTTATAGAAGACAAAGGGGTTGTCAAATCATTCCTGTTCCTGCTGAACCTTGTTTCATCACAACAAACATTTTCGATTACGATTGTAATACGGAGTATGTGGACTTCTTTATTTACCCTTGGTTGAATGGAGATACTAATGTTTCAAGTTTCACGTCCATATTGAACAACAGAGTTGATAATTTCTTGACAGAGTCAGGTTTAACACTGACACAGTGTATTCAGAACTCAATTAATTCTCAGTGTTATTTGGAGTTAAAAATTGGGGGACAGGTAATTATTAATCAATACTTCTATCAGGGTTATGGAATCAACGATGCACCAACAAACTTTATGTGGAGAACAACCTTGATAGATAATTTATACAAATTATTCCAATATGGTTTTACTTATACCCTAAACGGTAATAAGTTGACAATAACAAATCTGAGTTGTGCGACTCAGAATTTACAAGACTCGGTAGAATTAAATGTCTGCATAAACTTAAGTATCAATTGTAACTAATGGCTTTAGGTTATTATTTTTTCCAAAACTGTTGTGACTCCTCAGACTATAGAGTTTTTGAGATTGAGTTAACAAACTTTAGTTTGGGCGATTGTGTTGTTTACAATAGTACTTGTTATGCGAGAACTTCGGTACCGACTTCGGGACCTGGTTCTGACACGTTCTTAAATCCTGATTATCCTAGTTGTGCGGTTTGTAAGGCATCGGTTCCGTGTCCGACATCCACACCAACGCCAACACCAACCGTAACACCAACTCCAACAGTTACTGTTACACCAACACAAACACTAACTCCGACTCCATCAATTACCCCAAGTATTACACCGAGTGTTACACCATCAGGACCTTTTGGTAATGGTGGGGCGTTTGATTATTATCTGTCGGTAACTGGAGCTTGTGACAATGGAACGGGTACAGTTCAGATATTTGGAACAGGAGGAGTTCCACCTTATACCTTTGATTGGTATAGTCCTAATTTAGGTCTTGGAGATTACAAGACAGGACTTGCAGCCGGAAACTACTTGGTTAGAGCGAACGACTCTACATTGCCAATAAATAATGAATTTTATATCAACATTCCTGTATCTTCAGGATGTTGTACAACAGTCACAGGCGTACAATCAACAACTTGTGGTTCAGACAATGGAGCGGTGACGGGTACTTGCTCAAGTGTTTATTCCTCGGTTAATTATTATTTGTATACAACTGATGACGATTTTGTTGCTTCTCAAACGGTCAACACAAACACGGTAGTGTTCTCAAGTTTATCTGCGGGAACTTACTACTTGGAGGCAGTTGACTTGGGTGGTTGTACTTGTAGAAGTTCAGACTTCATAATCGAAAGTTCGGTTACTTACGATTATGGACTCTATGTGGTACCAAACGCTGCTTGTGGTCAGAACAATATTGGTAAGATTTATGTTACAGGACAAACGGGTATAGGACCCTATTCTTACCTATGGAGTAATGGACAAACCACAGACAGTATAACAGGATTAACTGAAGGTGTTTATTCGGTTACGGTTACAGACTACAACGGGTGTAGTTTAACCAAACAAGGAATTGTCACCCGAGTTGAACCTGTTGGGTTTGGTTCATTTTCTGCAACAACCCCGAGTTGCTTCAATGCCAATGGTTCATTAACCTTAACAATTACTGGTGGAACTGCGCCATACTATTATTCAGCGTCTACGGGGGCTCAAGAAATTAGTTATAGTCAGACATATACACTTTCAGGGTTAAGTAGTGGTAACTATGGATTTACTGTTACGGACGCTGGTCTTTGTTCATTCACACAAGAAACAACTTTAACAAGTCCTAATGGTATACAATCCGTTAATGTATCAACACAAAACTCTTATTGTAATTCTAACAACGGATTAATCTTGGTTAGTTTATTGGGTGGAACTGCACCCTATACATATACATTAGTTGATGACCAAGGTAACACCACATCACAATCATCTAACTTTACACAGTATACCTATTCTGATTTAACTGGAGGTGACTATACAATTTTTGTTCAAGATAGTTCGGGTTGTTTATTCACACAAGATGTTACCATTTTAACACAAGATAAATTTACAATTGCATTACAAACTTCGGGTTCTACTTGTGGAAATCCTTATGGTAGTATTAATATTGTTTTATCTTCAGGTGGAACAAGTCCATATGATTATTCTATTGACGGTATTCAAACAATTATTGATACGCCTTTAACTGCGGTTACGTTTAATAATGTTGCGCCTGGTCAACACGTTTTAAGTGTTACGGATGCTTCAGGATGTACACAATACAAACCATTCACAATTACAACAACGCCAAGTGTTCAGTTCTCATTATACAGTACGTCTTGTGGAACTGGTAATGAAGGAACAATTACAGCGTTTATTTCTAGTGGAGTTCCACCATTTACATTTGATTGGTCTGATAATGTTGCGGGTAATCCACAACAGATAACAGTTTCAGGTTTAACGGGTGGTACTTATGGATTGATTGTAACTGACTCTAATGGTTGTTCAAACGCAGCACAAACGATTATCGATTGTGATGCGACGTATGTATCACTCCAATGTTATACAATGGGTTCAGAAACCTTCAATATCGTTTCACCAACCAAACGAGGTATCAATCAAATATTAGTTGAAGGATTTAACGACTTAACATCAGGTAATACGGATTGTTCGATTAACACCGCAATTTATACCGCTAAAGTCCAAGTTCAACCACTCAACACTATTTTAACAACAACATTCTATACAGGAACAACATTGGTTGATGTACCAAGTGATAATTTATGGTACAACACAATTACCACAATGTTGGAAAGTATTAACGGGGTTTCAAATGTTACAGTTAACCCATTAACCAATCAAATTACTATTCAGGCAACTCAAGGAGGTCCTTTAACTGACCAAGAAATTACTGTTGAGTTACTTATAGTTTATGACATTATTTGCCTACAATGACACAGATAAGAATTGAAGCGGTTACGGGAGAAACTCCAATATATGTTTATGTTTCTGATGTTTATGGAAATAATGAATCATTAATTGGTACAATTACCAACACAGGTTTAATACCTCCCGCAGCAAATTTTTATCCACCAAGTTTATTCAATAATGCTCCTGCTGTTATGGTTACTTTAATCGATAACAGAGGATGTAAAAAGTTTGAAATTATTGATTGTAGCTATGGATGTGGATTTGATATTTCTGTGGAAATCGCATCTTGCACCTATACAATTTCTGTTACTGCCGAGTCTTGTGATTATAGTATTACGGTCGATTAAGATGTATGAATACTAATAATCTTGAGGATTATTTTTCCCTTTTCAAAAAAACTTACTAAAAACGATTTTTGAAACAAGGAAACCTATGTATTTATATTAAAAAAAATGTCGTTAGAAACTATAATTTGTGTCAATAAGGCAACGGGGTGTAATACTGAGGTTCAAAAACAGATTACAGTCACCGGGCCATCTTGTTATATTGTTAGAATACCAGCTAGTTCTAACGCAATTGGTCCATTTGATATATTCATAAATTCAACTTCTGAGCCGGCATATGCCACTGATATAACCAGACAACAAATGATTGATGGTTATGTGGTGTGCTTTGATTTCACCCCAACACCAACACCTACCCCAACTTATACGCCAACAACTACGCCAACACCAACACCTACTTCTACGACTCCAGGTGCCACAAGTACGCCAACACAAACTGTTAGCCCGACATCTACCGCGACACCATCTGTAACACCGACTATCACACCTACTAATACGGTAACAAATACCCCTTCGCATACTCCAACAAATACACCTACAAATACCCAAACTCACACACCAACTAATACTGCAACCCAAACTAAAACACCTACGCCAACAAATACATCAACTTCAACACCAACACAGACTCCAACTAACACTCACACGCCAACTAACACCGCAACAAATACTTCAACACCAACACAGACCCCAACTAACACAAGGACTGCAACACCTACACAGACTCCAACAAGAACCCAAACTCCGACACAAACAGCGACAAGAACACAAACTCCGACACAAACTTCAACTCCAACACAAACTCCAACGGTTACTCAAACACCGACCAATACTTCTACGCCTACTCAAACACCAACGGTTACCCAAACACCAACTAATACTGCAACTAACACACCAACACAAACTGCAACTAACACACCAACACAAACTGCAACTAACACACCAACACAAACTGCAACTAACACACCAACTCAAACCGCGACACCAACTCAAACTGCCACTAATACACCAACACAAACTGCTACGCAGACACCTACAATTACTGCGACTAATACGGTTACACCAACACAAACTGCGACACAAACAAATACACCTACACCTTCAGTTACATCTGATATCACACCGACACCAACACCGTCTATTACTGCTAGTCCAACTCAGACTCCAACTAATACCGCAACTCAGACTCCAACACCTACACCAACTAATACTGCAACTCAAACGCCAACGCAAACGCCAACTAATACTGCGACTAATACTCAAACACCAACCAATACTGCCACTAATACTCCAACTCAGACGCCAACTAATACGGCAACTAATACTCCAACTAATACTGCGACTAATACTCCAACACAAACAGCAACTAATACGCCAACCCCAACACAAACCGCAACATCGACTAACACTCCAACACCGTCTATTACTGCTAGTCCAACACAAACACCAACACAAACACCAACGAGAACTCAGACCCCAACACAAACACCAACGAGAACTCAGACTCCAACACCGACACAAACACCAACACCATCGCAAACTGCGACTAATACTCCTACGCCTACAAATACCGCAACTAATACTTCAACACCAACACAAACACCAACACAAACAAAGACACCAACTCCAACACAGACATCGACTCCAACACCAACACAAACCGCAACAAATACTCCAACTCAAACACCTACTAATACTGCGTCACCAACGCCAACCACTACAACTACTCCAACACCAACTCCATCGGCACAACCAATACAGGCGTATTTGTTCATCGATAGAAACGACGCAACAATCAGAACTGCGTTAAACAACTATATGCTGGCACAAGGAAGTGCGTTCAGAGGATTTAACATTACTTCACCATCAACAATACAGGCGACATTTAATACACAAATGAACACCTATATTGCCTACAGTGGATGGGGTGTATCTGAACCAGCAATATTCACAGCGCCAATTTCAACAACAAGTGGTGGTAATGACGCTTTTGGTAACCCGATAGTTGCTTATAGATTCCAAACAATCCAAGTTCCTGCTGCGACAGTACCAAATCCTACTGAAGTGGCGTACTATGTTTGGTTTGTATCAACGGGAGCGACTAACGGACAAAAGTATTCTACAATCTTGAATGGTAATGCTAACCCACCGGCAACTGATACGGTTGTGAGTTCAATTTATAATAGTTTAATAATAAACTACACAGGCTCAGCAAATATACCTGCGGGTACTTACAGAGTATATGTTACAAAACCTGCGGGTGGATTGACCATAACTAACAACGGAAACGCTTGGTATTTCCGAGGAGGCACGCTAGTATAAAGAAATTAAAAATATTTATTAAATAAAAAAAAAGAAATGAGTTTTCAATATAAAAACCCCGTATCAACAACCATTCTTCAGACTCCTGATTCAGTCATTAGAGAAAATAATACCGGTACAAATTTTAGTGTACTTGGAATTGGTGGATATATGGAAGTTTACTCCTTATCTGACCTAGATTTCATAATTCCAAATGACATTTTAATTAATGGGGGTGTTGTTTACTACTCAGGAAACTCAATTCCTATTAACTTAACTTATAACGTACCTTATTCATTACCAAACACGCTAACATTAAATAACGATGGTATTTCTTCAGGTCGTAGAAGATTAGGTATGCAGGTGTATGTCCAAGAGACAGACACTGTGTACCAATACACGATGACAGGATTTACGTCAATGTGGGATGATGCTGAAACTGCTGGTTCTATCATTGATTTAGGTAGTGGTTATGAGGTTTATGATGATACGCCACAAGGAGCGGCCCTTCTTGATGCTTGGACAGGCTCAACAATTGAAGGTGTTGGTGGGGTAACTAAGAATAATGCCAGATGGCAAATATTTTGGGGTAGTGATGTACAAATTACAGGTGGTACTTATTTCTCAGGAACTTCAGATTTAGATTTATACAATAATACAGGTGGTACTATTACAATTTCAGGATTTACTGCGCCAATTACAGGTGGAACTTATAATTCCGGTACACAAACTTTAACATTAACAAATTCACTTGGTGACGACATTCAAATTACAGGATTTACCTCAGGAGGAGGTAGTCCTTTAACAGTTGGAGACGGAGTTACAACCGTAAGTAATGTCACTGGTATAACATTCAATGGTGCTTCTGTTACTAATGATGGTGACGGTGCAATAACAGTTACAATAACAGGGGGAACTTCAGGTTCATCTGGTTCTTCAGGAACAAGTGGGACTTCAGGAACATCTGGTATTAGTGGTATCAATGGTACTAGTGGAACATCAGGTTCATCTGGTACTTCAGGTTCAAGTGGTTCATCAGGAACTAGCGGAACATCAGGTTCTTCAGGAACGAGCGGAACTTCAGGTTCATCAGGAACAAGCGGCACAAATGGTACATCGGGTTCTTCAGGAACAAGCGGTACAAATGGTACATCAGGTTCATCAGGAACAAGCGGCACAAATGGTACATCAGGTTCAAGTGGTTCATCAGGAACGAGCGGTACAAATGGTACATCAGGTTCTTCAGGAACATCAGGAACATCAGGTGTAAGTGGTGCTGACGGAACTTCAGGAACTAGTGGTTCGTCAGGAACTAGTGGTTCGTCAGGAACAGGCGGTTCCTCAGGTTCTTCAGGAACAAGTGGAACTTCAGGTTCATCAGGAACAAGTGGAACTTCAGGTTCATCAGGAACAGGCGGTTCTTCAGGAACAAGCGGTTCTTCAGGAACAAGCGGTACAAATGGAACTTCAGGTTCAAGCGGTTCTTCAGGAACAAGCGGTACAAATGGAACTTCAGGTTCAAGTGGTTCATCAGGAACGAGCGGAACTTCAGGTTCATCGGGAACAAGCGGTACAAATGGAACTTCAGGTTCAAGTGGTTCTTCAGGAACAAGTGGTACAAATGGAACTTCAGGTTCAAGTGGTTCTTCAGGTACTAGCGGAACTTCAGGTTCAAGTGGTTCATCAGGAACGAGCGGAACTTCAGGTTCATCAGGAACAAGCGGAACATCAGGTTCATCAGGAACAAGCGGAACATCAGGTTCATCAGGAACAAGCGGAACTTCAGGTTCATCGGGAACTTCTGGTACATCAGGTAGCTCAGGTTCATCAGGAACAAGTGGTACAAATGGAACTTCAGGTTCTTCAGGAACTTCTGGTACATCAGGTAGCTCAGGTTCATCAGGAACAAGTGGTACAAATGGAACTTCAGGTTCAAGTGGTTCATCAGGAACTAGCGGAACTTCAGGTTCGTCAGGAACTAGTGGAACTTCAGGTTCTTCAGGTTCATCAGGAACAAGTGGTACAAATGGTACATCAGGTTCTTCAGGAACGAGCGGAACATCAGGTTCATCGGGAACAAGCGGTACAAATGGAACTTCAGGTTCAAGTGGTTCATCAGGAACGAGCGGAACATCAGGTTCATCGGGAACAAGCGGTACAAATGGAACTTCAGGTTCTTCAGGTTCATCAGGAACAAGCGGAACTTCAGGTTCATCAGGAACGAGCGGAACATCAGGTTCTTCAGGAACAAGCGGTACAAATGGAACTTCAGGTTCAAGTGGTTCATCAGGAACGAGCGGAACTTCAGGTTCATCAGGAAC